CGGAGGAGTGAATGGTTACAGTCGCTGAACTGCAGGCGCTGCGTCAGGCGCGCCTTGATTTATTAACCGGTAAACGGGTGGTGTCTGTCCAGAAAGATGGACGAAGAATTGAATATACGGCGGCCTCTCTGGATGAGCTTAACCGTGCGATCAATGATGCTGAGTTGGTACTGGGGACAACCCGCCGTCGCCGTCGTCCGCTGGGAGTGAGGTTATGAAACGAACGCCTGTCCTGATTGATGTGAACGGCGTTCCGCTTCGTGAGAGTCTCAGCTACAACGGGGGCGGCGCAGGATTTGGCGGGCAAATGGCGGAGTGGTTGCCACCGGCGCAGAGTGCCGATGCGGCCCTGCTACCCGCGTTGCGTCTGGGGAATGCCCGGGCAGATGATCTGGTGCGCAATAACGGAATAGCGGCTAATGCGGTGGCTCTGCATAAGGATCACATTGTCGGGCATATGTTTCTGATCAGCTACCGTCCGAACTGGCGCTGGCTGGGGATGCGGGAGACCGCAGCAAAAAGCTTTGTCGATGAGGTGGAGGCGGCCTGGTCGGAATACGCCGAAGGGATGTTTGGTGAGATCGACGTGGAAGGAAAACGCACGTTCACGGAATTTATCCGTGAAGGTGTGGGCGTTCATGCGTTTAACGGCGAAATCTTTGTGCAGCCGGTCTGGGATACGGAAACCACGCAGTTATTCCGTACGCGTTTTAAAGCCGTGAGTCCGAAACGGGTGGACACGCCTGGACACGGTATGGGGAACCGTTTTCTGCGGGCCGGTGTGGAGGTCGATCGATATGGCCGTGCCGTCGCGTACCATATTTGTGAGGACGATTTTCCGTTCTCTGGTAGTGGACGATGGGAACGGATCCCGCGTGAACTTCCCACCGGGCGTCCGGCCATGCTGCATATTTTCGAGCCGGTGGAGGACGGGCAGACCCGTGGGGCTAATCAGTTTTACAGCGTCATGGAACGGCTGAAGATGCTCGATTCCCTGCAGGCAACACAGCTTCAGTCGGCCATAGTGAAGGCGATGTATGCAGCGACGATTGAAAGTGACCTTGATACCGAAAAGGCCTTTGAATATATCGCCGGTGCGCCGCAGGGGCAGAAGGATAATCCGCTTATTAATATTCTGGATAAGTTCTCCACCTGGTATGACACGAATAGCGTGACGCTGGGCGGTGTCAAAATTCCGCACCTTTTCCCCGGTGATGATCTGAAACTTCAGACCGCGCAGGATTCAGACAATGGATTTTCGGCGCTTGAACAGGCGCTGCTGCGGTATATCGCCGCCGGTCTTGGCGTTTCCTACGAACAGTTGTCCCGTGATTACTCGAAGGTCAGTTATTCAAGTGCCCGCGCATCCGCCAATGAGTCGTGGCGCTATTTTATGGGGCGGCGAAAATTTATTGCGTCCCGGCTGGCCACGCAGATGTTTTCCTGCTGGCTGGAAGAGGCACTTCTTCGGGGGATTATTCGTCCGCCACGGGCACGTTTTGATTTTTATCAGGCGCGATCAGCCTGGTCACGGGCTGAGTGGATTGGAGCCGGAAGAATGGCCATTGACGGGCTCAAGGAGGTTCAGGAATCAGTGATGCGCATTGAGGCCGGACTGAGCACGTATGAGAAAGAGCTGGCGCTGATGGGCGAGGATTATCAGGACATTTTCCGCCAGCAGGTCAGGGAATCTGCAGAGCGGGAAAAAGCCGGACTCTCACGTCCGGTGTGGATAGCGCAGGCGTATCAGCAGCAGATAGCGGAGAGTCGCAGGCCGGAAGAGGAGACAACACCACGTGAGACGTAATCTTTCACACATTATTGCCGCAGCATTCAATGAACCGCTGCTTCTGGAGCCCGCCTATGCGCGGGTTTTCTTTTGCGCGCTCGGGCGCGAGATAGGGGCAGCAAGTCTTTCGGTACCACAACAACAGGTACAGCTTGATGCTCCCGGAATGCTGGCTGAAACGGACGAGTACATGGCCGGAGGTAAACGACCGGCCCGTGTTTACCGGGTGGTGAACGGTATTGCTGTACTGCCGGTGACCGGCACGCTGGTGCACCGGCTGGGCGGTATGCGGCCATTTTCCGGAATGACAGGCTATGACGGCATTGTCGCCTGTCTTCAGCAGGCAATGGCGGATAGCCAGGTGCGGGGCGTACTGCTGGACATTGACAGTCCGGGCGGGCAGGCCGCCGGCGCGTTTGACTGCGCTGACATGATTTACCGCCTCCGTCAGCAGAAGCCGGTCTGGGCACTGTGCAATGACACTGCCTGTTCTGCAGCCATGCTGCTGGCGTCGGCCTGCTCCCGACGGCTGGTTACCCAGACATCCCGTATCGGCTCCATTGGCGTGATGATGAGCCATGTCAGCTATGCCGGTCATCTGGCGCAGGCCGGTGTGGATATCACGCTGATTTATGCCGGGGCGCACAAGGTGGATGGCAATCAGTTTGAAGCGTTGCCGGCAGAGGTTCGCCAGGATATGCAGCAGCGGATTGATGCGGCGCACCGGATGTTTGCCGAAAAAGTGGCGATGTATACCGGGTTGTCTGTGGATGCGGTCACGGGAACAGAGGCCGCCGTTTTTGAAGGTCAGTCCGGCATTGAGGCCGGGCTGGCGGATGAATTAATCAATGCGTCGGATGCCATCAGTGTGATGGCCACGGCGCTGAACAGTAATGTCAGAGGAGGCACTATGCCGCAATTAACTGCAACGGAAGCCGCCGTGCAGGAGAACCAGCGAGTGATGGGGATCCTGACATGCCAGGAAGCGAAAGGACGTGAACAGCTTGCCACGATGCTGGCAGGGCAACAGGGCATGAGCGTTGAACAGGCCCGGGCGATTCTGGCCGCGGCGGCACCGCAGCAGCCGGTGGCATCCGCGCAGAGTGAAGCCGATCGCATTATGGCGTGTGAAGAAGCGAACGGTCGTGAACAACTGGCAGTAACGCTGGCGGCGATGCCGGAGATGACGGTGGAAAAAGCCCGCCCGATCCTGGCTGCTTCACCGCAGGCGAATGCCGGACCATCACTCCGTGATCAGATCATGGCCCTGGATGAGGCAAAAGGGGCTGAGGCGCAGGCTGAACAGCTGGCTGCCTGCCCGGGAATGACCGTGGAGAGCGCCCGGGCTGTGCTGGCTGCGGGATCAGGTAAGGCAGAACCGGTCTCTGCATCCACAACCGCCCTGTTTGAACATTTCATGGCGAACCATTCACCGGCTGCGGTCCAGGGGGGCGTGTCACAGGCGTCAGAAGACGGTGATGCGGACGTGAAAATGCTCATGGCCATGCCATGAAGTCAGTGCTGAACATCAATACGAGGTTTTTACAATATGGTGACGAAAACCATCACTGAACAGCGTGCGGAAGTACGTATTTTTGCCGGTAATGATCCGGCTCACACCGCCACAGGCAGCAGCGGGATTTCCTCGGCAACACCGGCACTGACACCCCTGATGCTGGATGGGGCCACCGGGAAACTGGTGGTCTGGGACGGACAGAAAGCCGGTAGTGCGGTTGGCATACTGGTACTGCCGCTTGAAGGCACAGAGGCGGTGCTGACCTATTACAAGTCGGGGACCTTTGCGACGGAGGCAATCCGCTGGCCTGAAAGTGTGGATGAACACAAAAAGGCCAACGCCTTTACCGGCAGTGCCCTGAGTCACGCGGCGCTGCCGTAACACGTTATCAGGCCACCGCGTTGGCCTGACTGATTTCTTAATGAAAGGAACTGATTTATGGGATTGTTTACGACCCGCCAGTTACTCGGTTATACCGAACAAAAAGTTAAATTCCGTGCGCTGTTTCTGGAGCTGTTTTTCCGCCGTACGGTGAATTTCCACACCGAAGAGGTGATGCTGGACAAAATTACCGGAAAAACGCCGGTGGCGGCCTATGTCTCCCCGATCGTTGAAGGAAAAGTGCTTCGCCATCGCGGTGGTGAAACCCGCGTGTTACGTCCGGGCTACGTCAAGCCCAAACACGAATTTAATTACCAGCAGGCGGTTGAGCGCCTTCCTGGTGAAGATCCGGCTCAGCTGAACGACCCGGCCTACCGTCGTCTGCGTATCATTACCGATAACCTCAAACAGGAAGAGCACGCCATTGTCCAGGTGGAAGAAATGCAGGCGGTGAATGCCGTGCTGTATGGCAAATACACCATGGAAGGGGATCAGTTTGATACTGTCGAGGTGGATTTCGGGCGCTCTGAAGGAAATAACATTGAGCAGGCTGACGGTAAAAAATGGTCTGAGCAGGACCGTGATACGTTTGATCCGACGCATGATATTGACCTCTACTGCGATCAGGCCAGCGGCCTTGTGAATATCGCCATTATGGACGGTACGGTCTGGCGTCTGCTGAATGGCTTTAAGCTGTTCCGCGAAAAACTGGATACCCGTCGCGGCTCAAATTCACAACTCGAAACGGCAGTGAAAGACCTGGGGGCGGTGGTGTCCTTCAAGGGGTATTACGGCGATCTGGCCATTGTGGTGGCGAAAACGTCTTATGTGGCAGAAGACGGTACCGAAAAACGTTATCTGCCGGAGGGCACACTGGTCCTGGGGAATACGGCAGCAGAGGGCATTCGTTGCTATGGTGCCATTCAGGATGCGCAGGCGTTGTCCGAAGGTGTGGTGGCCTCTTCCCGTTACCCGAAACACTGGCTGACCGTGGGCGATCCGGCCCGTGAATTCACCATGACGCAGTCCGCACCGCTGATGGTGCTGCCGGATCCGGATGAGTTTGTGGTGGTACAGGTGAAATAATCCGTGAGCGGGGGCGAAATGCCCCCGTGTCTTTTTTCACAGGAGGCTGAGATGGCAACAAAAGAAGAAAATCTGAATCGTCTTCGTCAACTGGCTGGCCTGCTGGGGCGCGAGGCGGATATGTCGGGGAGTGCTGCGGATATTGCTCAACGTGTGTCTGAGTGGGAAGAGGAGCTTGCTGTTTCCCCGGAGGGCATTATGCACTCTGATGAGAGCGGGGCTGATCAAAATCACACAGACGATGGTGAGCAGTTGAACAACACGGATGCTCCGGATGATGTTAAAGCCGTCCGGGTACGGAAGTGCCTGCAAGTAATGGGGTATTGCCCGGAGACAGGTCGTCCCGTTGAGCTGGCGTTACGGGGTATGCGTGTTCTGGTGCCATCATCACTGGCAACGGCCATGATACAGCACGGAACGGCTGAGCATGCGTGATTTTCAGAATGCCTTTGATGCTGCCCTCGCCGGGGTGGACAGTACGATCGTTGAAGTGATGGGGATCCGTGCGCAGTTCACCTCCGGAGCACAACGTGGCGGCGAAGTTCAGGGGGTTTTTGACGATCCGGAGTCGCTGGGTTTTGCCGGTGGCGGGGTCCGTATTGAAGGAAGCAGCCCGTCATTATTTGTGCGGACGGATACGGTGCGTGCCGTGCGGCGTGGTGACACGCTGACCATTAACGGCGAGATGTTCTGGGTGGATCGTGTTTCTCCGGATGACGGGGGAAGCTGTTATCTCTGGCTCAACCGTGGGCAACCACCCGCTGTTAACCGGCGACGATAAACGCAGGGTGAAATTATGGCGATAAAAGGGCTTGATCAGGCGATTGATAATCTGAGCCGGGTTCGTAAAAACGCCATTCCGGCGGCTTCAGCAATGACGATTAACCGCGTGGCCACAACGGCGATTAATCAGTCTTCATCACAGGTTGCCCGGGAGACAAAGGTACGCCGGAAACTGGTTAAGGAACGGTCCAGACTGAAACGGGCGACGGTCAGAAATCCGAACGCAAAAATTATCGTTAACCGCGGTGATCTTCCAGTGATTAAGCTGGGGATCAGGATGCTGGGCCGTCGTCCGAACAGCATACTTAAAGCCGGTCAGCATCGGTATCAGCGGGCATTCATTCAGCGATTAAAAAACGGTCGCTGGCATGTCATGCAGCGTGTGGCCGGGAAAAACCGTTACCCTATTGATGTGGTGAAAATCCCGATGGCGGCCCCACTGAAACAGGCGTTTGATGAGAATGTTGACCGTATCCGGCGTGAACGCCTGCCCGGAGAACTGGCATCCGCGCTGAAACAACAACTGAGGATTGCGATAAAACGATGAAACACACTGATATCCGTGCTGCAGTGCTGGATGCACTCGAGCAGCATGAACACGGGGCGACGCTGTTTGATGGTCGCCCCGTTGTTTTTGACGAAGAGGATTTTCCTGCGATCGCGGTTTATCTGACGGATGCAGAGTATACCGGTGAAGAGCTGGATGCAGATACCTGGCGGGCCACACTGCATATTGAGGTGTTTTTACCGGCACAGGTACCGGATTCAGAGCTTGATCAGTGGATGGAAAGCCGGATTTATCCGGCGATGACTGCGATCCCGGCACTGGCAGGACTGATTACCACGATGGTTACGCAGGGCTATGAGTATCGTCGTGATGACGATATGGCGTTATGGAGTTCTGCAGATCTGACTTATTCCATTACATACGAGATGTGAGGACGATATGGCAAC